GATTGAGTTCTATGGCAATAGAACCAAGAGTGACGGCTTGTCAATGTCATGTAGCAAAATGCTACGTCAAGCATATACTGCTGATAAATTGGAGCAGCTACATGCCTACGGCGTCATTTGAATACGAAGGTGATGTTGGCACCTTAACAGTAGTCACGCACTTTGACGCTACGCACGTCATTAGCTGCACCAAGCATGACGGCGAGCTTTTCCGTCTAGGCGGAACTGCCGTGAATGAAGTCGCGGTCCATGAAGGCGTCATCCTCAACATTACCCTTTCTACTTTTCGAGCGTTTGCATCTAACGGCCAGACCTTTGAAGGCCGTGGTGTACTATCTCCAGAAAACTGGAGCGATGCTGATCTGCACTGCTACGTGCATGAACATTATCCGCTTGATATGGAAGGCAAAGAGCCTGAGTGGTTCGTTGCCAGCCGTCCACTTCAAAACGCCCATCACATTTTCGTGAACCTGGACGTGCTTGATGGTGGCGGAAATTTGATTAAGAGATATAGAATGTCTCCATTTACTGGAAAACATGTAGTATTGGAGTACGTCAATGGTTAATTTCCTAAATGATGGATCATTGATTGGATTTTGGCCGCTTAATGAACCTAGTGGCTCTCCTATTTTCCTGAACTACTCTCCAGCACGTTCGAGAGCACCTAGCGGCATTTCGTTTGACTTCCACGTTGCTGTAGCTGATACAGTTGACGACGAAGAAGTCAAGTCGGTTTGGCCCGGTACGACTACAGTCTTTAATCCTGAGTCTGGCGTCAATTACAATGGTTACATGGTTCAGGGCTATTGGAGGCTTGGTGCGGACTCTTCTCCGTATAGCAGATATCTTGTTCTTGGAAATGGTTGTTCGCAAGTTTGTGAACAGACACTATCGAGTAACGTAGCACAGAGTGGTATTACTGTTGGTATTTGGGTATATCCAAATAGCGATGGTTATTTGAATTATTATGCTGATGCGTTACCAGGATCATTCAACGGAGAAACGGAAGGTGCTCGTTGCCACACGTTGTTTACACAAAAACAACATGCCACTCTTGGTGGTTGGCAGATTGGTGTATCTGGTGCCACTAACAATGGTGCCCAATTCAATTCTTTTTCAAGCAATAGACAATTGACAGCGTATGCAAGCATTGAAAGAAATACCGCCGCCCCAACTGTTCTAAGTACTCCTATTGAATCTGGTTGCTATACTCACCTGACATTTACGTTTCGTTACATTAATGGTACGGCAGATCAGATTGTCCTTTACAAGAACGGACGTGTTGCGGCCAGCGGGACCAGTAACACTGGTGCTGGTGGTGCCAGTGCTACTACTCTTGCTAATACAAATCTTATTGGACGTGCTCTTGCTATTGGCGGTGGAGACGACGCCAATGTCGGTTCAAGTGACTATGGCGGAACGTGTGGATGGAACCATCTAGTGTCTGGAGCGTATGTTTTCAGACGTGTGTTGAATGAGGGTGAAATTCTAGACCTTCATGTTGGGGCTACACTTCAGCCACTAGAGGGTAATATAAAGCGACCCATTAGGGTTGAGTTGACAGACGATAAACTTTTAGCTTATTATCCATTCCGTTCCGTGGGTTGGCCCGACGTTTCAAAGAATCATAGAGCACTGATTGGCACCCAAGACGAAGGATCGCTATCTTACTACATTTCTGTTCCTGGCCCATTTAAGGGTGGCGGAATGTTGATGAATGGAACGTCACAAGCCGAGTCGGTGGTAGCAACAAGTGGATTGATCTATGATATGATCAATTCAAGAAGCTGGACTTTGAGCGTTGTTGCTGGACCAGTAAATGGTTTGGGCCGTGACGACAACATGATCTTTTCTATGGGATCAGTATCTGCCTCTACCGCTGGTGCTCCGGCGGCAATTACTACTTCGACATTTGGTATGGCATTAACAGAAATGTCGTCACCAAATAGAATTCGTCTATCTGTATATCCGCTTGGTGATATTACTGCTTCCGTTTTTAATATTGATTCAGCAACCAGTGGTTATTACAATAGCGTCCCATGTAATTACGCCGTTGCATATGACGATAGCACAAAAGGTATTGCACTATACGTTGATGGCCATGTACAAGGCAGTGGAACACTGGAACACTCATTGTCCGATCAGCTACTCAGACTAGCGGGTAGTGGCTACCCATTAATGTTTGCAAATGGTATTGCAAACACGATAGCTGACGCAAATGATCCTGGCATACTCACCGCTGGTGGTCGAGATTTATATTTTGGACCTATTCTTGTAATGGGCAGAGCTATGCTGCCAGAAGAATTGATGTACGTTGCTCAAAGCGGTATTAATACGACATCCACTTGGCGTACGCCGTATGATTCTAGATTGATGGGTTACTGGCCTTGTTCTGATTTCAAGCTCGATGATGTTATTGTTGAGGATCGTGCTAGAGTATGGAATGAGTTTCCCGGTAATCTGTTACGTGGTGATACTACTACTAAGTGGGCGGCATACTATGCTTTGAATCAACGGACTAATCAGTTTGGTACGCGTATTACACCACCTCAGCTTGCCAGCTATGGCACACTTGGCATTACATCTGGTATTTTTGGAGTACATGGCTTAAGTGCGGGTACGGCAAATGTTACCGATGCTGGTGCAGCAAGATCTTCTATTGCTAATTTTAGTCAACGTTACAAACCCGTCAACGTAGCATCTAATATTCAGTGCCAGAACGTTCTTGGTGATTTTTTGATTGGTTACGAAGTCACTCCAAGCGGAAATATTCCACTAACTCCATTTGGTTTGACTGGTGATAACGTGAAGTTTGAATTCAATTCAACACTAAGCGTGTATGGTAACCAAGCCGGTAGTTCAGCCAATGGCGAGCTTCGCTCATTCTTAACGACTGTAGATGCGGCACAAGGTTCTGGCGTGTCGATTGTGTTTGCGTCACGTACTGGTACATTCAATGCTGCCAATTATGTTGGACTGGTATCTGGCGTGGTACCATATGGTGTACCAACGAAGATCCTCTTCCATTCAAAGATGGATGCTCCATACAATGTGAATGGTGATACTGCTGGTTCAACGCCTCTAACTATTACGTTGTGGATTAATGGCGTGCCGGTACAGCGTCGTCGTATGACTGCTGCTACCGCTCGTATCTGGACGCCGAACGCCCCTAACGCAACCACCGATGATTTCTTGTTACAGTTTGGTGGCGAAGCCGGTAACGACGTACTTACGACGCAGATCTCTAGAGATGGTGGTCTGGGCGAATTGTACATGCGTGAGATTTTTCTCATGCGTGGAATATTTGATCAAAATGAAGTTGAGGCGTTAGCTGTCAGTGGTATTCAGAATCCAACAATCACCGGATACACCCCAACGCTTTCAAAGACACAAGTGACCGTTTCCGATTCTAATTTGCAGGGGTATTGGAGATTCAATGGACTAGCGGGTGGAGGATCAGGTACAACCGATTTGAGCTTCAAGTCGAATCACTTAGATCCATTGAGTGAACAAAAGAATAGAGCAGGAGGATCTACACAATCTTCGCGTTCGTTTAAGTTTTTGCCCGGACCATTGAAGGATTCTGATCTACTTATACAATGTAGTGGATTGACATATGGTGCTGGTGCTGGTGCCGCTTCAATTACGCCGCCGTTTGCTGTTTCTGGCGTAGAGTTTGATAGTCCTCAAAATGGTTTCTCGGTTGGCTTCTTGATGTCTCGTAGAGTAGGCACGACAGCAAGTACGGCTGATCCAATGCTTGTTTATGGTTTACTTGGCTCTAATGTAATTTCCAGCACAACAACAAATTTTAATCGTGGCTGGGCAATTCTTTCTGACGATAACAATAACATCAAAATGGTTATGTCAGTTGGAGGTGGCGGATACTATGACAACTCTAGTAGTGCCGCACAGTCTGGACAGATAGTCTGTGGTACGTTTAATACTGATTCAATTTACGAGGACAATAGACGCTTCAATAATTACTTATTTGGTAATATAAAGCCAGCTAGTCTTGACTACTGGAGTCACTATTGCTGGACATACACGCCAACATCCAAAGAATTGGTGTGCTATATAAATGGACAAGAGGTAGATCGCAAGGCAACAAAGGTCGCTGTTGATCCGCTAAATGGCGGTCCTCCGTCTGGATTGAATCCTATCGTGCCAGTAAATCCTGCCGCACGCATGATTACTTTCTTGACGCATCAGAATGCTAATCCATGGGACTTTAGTGCATCTAATCTTTTAGATGGAGACGGTATCATTACCGACGTATTCTACTTCTCTCGTGCCATTACAGAACCAGAAGTCAGATACATTTCTCAGAATGGTATTGATGGTGCTGATGGCACTCTTGTTAGCGGCGTCATCGGCGGTTACATTCTAGGATCTGAATTGGTATCGGGAATCATCGGTGGTTATAATATAGGTCAGGACACTGGTTCGGGAATCATCGGTGGTTATGGCTTTAGTGCTCTGGATGTGTCCGGTGTCATCGGTGGTTATGGCTTTAGTGCTCTGGATGTGTCCGGTGTCATTGGTGGTTATGTCCGTGGCCTATATACCGTTTCAGGCATTCTTGGCGGATACATTTATAGTACCGACCAAGCTAGCGGTATCATTGGCGGTTTTGTGATTGGTGGCTTGGTCGCTAACATGCAGTTTGATGGCGGTTTTACTGTTCAAGCCTTTGCAGCCAAAGACTTCGACTCACAGATCGTTCTTCGCAAAAATACCAATGCAGACTTTGATGCTAAGCTTGTTGTCTTTCAAGCTGAAACTGGTCCGGTAGTTGATATTGTTATTCCCCAAAAAACTGTTAGTGGCGTTACTGCACCATTTAACCAATACTTTATTGGTGCCGCATCTGGTACACAAGGTAAGTCGATCGTACAAACACGCTGGACATTTGGAGATTTAACGCCCGCCGTTACAGTTCTGGAAAGTGGTGCCGGTTTCTATCCCAATCAGCATTACTATGCTAGTAGTGGTTTCTTTATTGCCAAGTTTGAAGCGATTGACTCAAACGGTATCCATGGTTCGGCTACACGTATCATCAATGCGGCTTCTGGCATCAGCCCAGTTATCATCAGCGTGTCTGGTGTGCCTCGTTCTGGTAACGCAGCCTTGACTGTGGACTTCACAACGACTGTAGATGGCTTGCCGCCTGGAGTTGCAATCAACGCCAGCTTGTTGAGCTTTGACGACGGACAATCGACGATCACCTTCAACCCAACTCACGTCTATACTGAGCCGGGCCAGTATCGCCCAGTATGGTGTATTAGAGACAGCAGGGGTGTATATTGGTGTGATAGCTTGGAAGCCGGTAACGATTTCTTGAAAGAGATCTAGAGATGAATATTCTAGTGTCAGATGGTATTGTAGTCAGCGGCGTGGGAGTGCCGCTGAATGGCGTTGCGTTCCCTTCTGGTCAGTTTGGATTTGGTGTACCGGGTTCTAAACTCGCTGCCTTCTTATCGTCAGCAAATGCTGCGTTTGGTTTCAATGTCACGCCTCATAATTTACAAACAGAATGGGTACCAGTTGGGCCTTCTGAAACTTTTCATGGAGCTAGTGGACAGTTACCTGAAATTGGCAAACCAATGGAAGTGTTCATTGGTGACTTCTATTTCCGTGGAAGTGTAGTTCATTCGGATTATACGACTGGTATGGGAGGAACTGTCGTCAGCGTCACTCTTGAAGACGATCGTCGTAATTTGCGTCGTGTCAAAATTCATACGGAAGATCTTGGACAAAGTGTTCCAAGCGGAGTGGTTTCCGTCGCAAGAGCATTTCGTATTTTGAATGGTCTTGAAGACATTAATGGTAATCCATCGGAACCGCTTGTAAAAGAATATGATCGTATTTTGCAATTTGGTGGCACGTACGACCAAATCTTGGCTGCAATCGACCTCACCTATAACGAAGGCAATTTATCTGTTCCGGTCTCTATTCTTCCAACTGTAGAACATATCGAGAAGAACATTGGCGGTACAATCACAGCTATACGTTTTCAGTTCAACCTTGATCCCTTAGATGATGTATTATCACGTATTCTTTTAGATACTGGTTACGACTGGTACTGGAATATGGACGCTCAGCGTGTAGCCCTCGTCAACAAGAAGGTTCAGTTTGATATCAGTGAAGCTGAAATTCTGAACTTGGTGTCGCAATTTGGTAGCCAGTCTGGCTTAAACGAAACTAAGCAACTTGGCTTTGGTCATGACGTTGTGCCGGATCCTACACGTTTTCGTGTTCTTGGCGGTCACCAAGAAGGCTTCATTAATTCTGAATTACTTAGTCCGATTGACGGAATGGAAACGTCCGCACTTGATGGGAATGTTGTGTTCTCAAAAGCTTGGGACAAGTTGAGCGTTGGCTTTTATGATGCCGATGGATACTTTCGTACGTACATGCCCACTGAGAAAGAGTTACAGCTTGCACTTGCTGGTATTGAGCAATGGACGTACTACAAAATCTATCAAACGCCTAGCGGCACGGCTAATCCACCGGGGTATGGCTTTCCGCCTGACAATGGTTCTATTGCCGCTCAAAATTCATCGTTCCAAAGTCGCTTAGATCCGAACATGCCGCTCGCCGGTATTGCTACTGGTGCAGCCGAATCTGGTCTACGAGTGATCAGTAATCGTAGAGATCAAGAGCAAAACTGGGTTATTGCATTCTACAATAGAATTCGTGACCATGCTTCGCGTCACTATGGTCGTTCGTACGTGGTTGAAGGACTACTATATAATCAAGCTTCTGGCTTGTTTCAGCTTGTTGACGCTGCCTGGGCGAACGTTGAAAATCAAGTACAAGGCTATTCGCTGTCCGCCTCTGGCACCGTGACTACGAGTGGCGTATTCGTTGAAGACTACGAGATTAATCGCGGTCTCGGACCTGTGAGCCCATTCGTGACCGAAGACTTTAGGGTGCGTGCGTATTGCGTGCTGCCACAAAGCACTGTGTATGGTCCACTTGGAGATGACAATCCAGCGAGCTTTGCCAATTGGACAGAAGACGCACCGCCATTTAATCCAAGTGGTGATGGCAGACACTATATTCCCGTGACATTGCAAGACGTTGGAGATCGTGTAATAGATCCGCACAGCGAAGCAGATCTTTACGGTTTCGAGTCATATCCCAAGGGAACATTACTGTGTCAATTGCCGATTAATGCTGGTCCATCTGGCGGCATTGTCAATGACGGCATTATCTTTAACTTGGCGACGATGTTGACTACTATCAACAAGTTGACTGGTTCTGGACTACTAGACATTATTAATCCATCTCAGGTATTGAATGTGTACGACGCACTTTCTGGCGTCGCAATTCCCGTACAGTCTCGTCTTCGTTATGGACAAACATATCCAAGTCAGTGGGTTTTGGGCGATCTTCATTATGAACGTCACGAAGATATACAGCTAGACGATCAGTTTGTTCCGTGGGCATTCTCTCCCGAGGGCAATCAAACGTCACTGGCTATTATGACAGATCGTGCTATTCGTCGCGTAGAAGGCAAGATTGTTCCCAAGTCTTCTTCTCGTTATGCTGACTTCCAGCAAGTTGGACTCCCGCTCTTGTCGTTTGATGCATTTGCGGAACAAAACATTGGTCCTTCTGGACTGTACGGTGAAATTTCGCACGGCGTCAGTGAACTCAATATCAGTTTTGGCATCGACGGCTTCGTTACACGTTACAAGATTCAGTCGTATTATCCTAAGTTTGGTCGCGATGCCCCGCTTGGCGAGCGAGTTCGTGCCCAACTCAATGGCATTCTGAATCCGATCGACTTTGCCGACTTGGCACTACTTGATCCCAATCCAGGTAGAGCCAGCAATACCACGTTGCCGGGCGATACATTTGTACCGCCGATCTTCTTTGACTCTGAGCAGAACGCCGTTCGTGTAACGATTACCGAAGTCAACAACATTTTCTCTCTTTCAAGCATACCTGGAACGGAAGTCGATGAACGCTATCGTGGTATCGACCAGCACGCTTACGTGAAGCCACCATTGGCTCTTAGCTCTTCGAATATCGACTTCCGTGAAGGGGCAATTTGTATTGATGGATTCTTAAACATTGATGATAAAGCCGTATATCACACCGATAACTTCCAATTGCCAGATGGCAATACCATTCTACGTTACTTTACGCAAGGTCGCCCCTTTGCTAATGGTACTATTGTTCAGATCGAGCGTGTGAATCCAAGCAACACAGCCAACTATGACGTGACATTTGTAGGGGGCACTGGATCTAGAGCGATCTTCAATCTGCCAGTCTTGAATGGCACCGTCCAAGTTGGAGCTAAGACTACGCTGGCTGCACAGGGGAATGCCAAAGTCACTCCTGGTGATACTATTGGTACTATCTACTTGAACGGTACGGCTTCAAGTGCAGCGGGAGTCGTGCCCGTTGAAATCACTGCGGTAGCAAACCAAGGATCGCCGCTCGCCAAGGCCATCTGTCGTCCGCTTGACCACAACGGTCAAGTGGTGACATCTGGAACGCTGTACGCGGACGTGGTGCCCATTCCGTATCCTCAGTTCGCCGCATCTGGTGATAGAGGGTTCTTGGCACAGGCTATCGTGCCAAGTGGCATGGGTGGACTTGCTACAGTAAACTTCATCGAAATCGTTCGTCCTGCAATGCAGAACTTCGGTATCTTCTAATGCCAGTGCTCCAGTCAGGAGTTATTCCGTATGGGTATGTTGTGCCCGGTCCAGTCAAGACAGCGACACACGCACCCGGCAGTTTCCTTCAACCATCTGGTTTGCTTTTCGAGCAAGCCGCATGGGTGTTGATGGCAGAACTACGTCGTTACAACGCTTCGGGCATGTTCAACACAGCGGAAGTGGTTGGTATTCCAACACTCAACAACTACCCAGATCGTCGTTTTCCAGTCAATGGATTGTATGATCCTTCGCCGATTGGAGCGAATCTTGGTTCGTACACGCCAGCGTTCTTGCAGAACTCAACTAACATCGGCAGCATCCGAAGCTTGATGTTGAACCTATTCTTTGGCCCAGCCGGTATTGGTGGTCTTGGTAGAGCCGTGGCTGAAGATTGGTTCTTGGAAACGTTCCGTAATCATCCACGCGGCACAGTATCCAATCCATTTTTCAGTCAGGACATTTTTGCTCATCCAATTTCAGAAAATGGTACGGCGGTCGTTGGCGAGCTGCTTATTAATCCGTTAACGGAAGAAGATACTTTCTTTACCGGCAGGCCATATTATCCTTTGGGATCGTCTGGCGTGATATACGATATTGACATGTCCGAGTTGATGTATCAGCCGTGGCCACGACTGACGACCAATGCCTTTAGTAATGGAACTTCAATTTTTGGTGGCGGTTCAGCACCTATTTTTCCACAATTTCAGACTACTGCTGGTGCATTAATTGCGGTAAGTAATGCTGGTTTTACAAAATTTTGGAATGATGGCAACTTTGCCATTCGCGGTGATTTAATTCTTCCGGGTACAGAACTACTCATTACTCAAGTAAATGATTTTAGTGCCGGTAATTTGATAGCACAGCTATCTTTTGTAGAGCCTGGATTAGCTCCATTGCCATCATTTGACAACAATTTATCTACAATCGCAGAGGGGGCGTTCACCCCCACTTCATTGGCTGCTGGATCATATAGAATGGGTATTCGTTTACCAAAATCAGTCAACGTCAACGTTGTAATACCATCTGGTATTCGCACATCTGTATTTCCAGTTATCAATTTGACAACTGATACTGGATTACATGTTTTTAGTGACGCACTTTTCTTAGAAACCAATACAGCAGCCGCCGTTCTCTCTCCTATTACGCAGGATTTTAAACACGATTGCTTAGCAGAGGGTACAATTGCAGCCCCCACATGGCGACAGGTCATGGGTCTAGTACGTGTGACGGCTAATGAACTAGTCAAGACTGGTAGTGCTGTTCATCAGACGGCGTTCAACATAGCGACCGGGGAACAGACGCTTGATATTGGGTTTGTAACATTTGATGATGTTGTCAATCGCGTATCTGTCGCTTCTGGTTCCGTTGTTTTGCCAACAGATGATGGTCTCGGCTTCCCACCATTTGCTAATCCGGCCCTTTTCGACGGATCTATACGATTATCAGATTGGTTTACTCATAACAACGCTGGCTATCTCATTGAAAAAAGTAGTACACGTATACATAGATTTACTGGGTCTCCCATGGCTTATGATAGTACCATTCATAATGTCACTCCCATATTCCCATTTGGAGGCTCTATGAATGGTGACCTATGGACGTTCGGTGACACGGGAGACAATCGTTTTTTGAATGTGACTGGTGGATTTGTCACAAAAACATTTGACGTGACAACAAATTTTCCAGCATTAAGTACAACCAATCTTATCCTGCATAGCGTATGGCAAGTTTCTGGTGCAGTAAATGTGACTAATGGAATTTATGTCTTGTGGAGTGCTACATCTGGTGGATTACGCACATATAAAATTTCACGCATGATTGAACGAGCGACAACATTTGAAGTGCTTCAAAATCTTGTGTCAAAAGCGACAGGCACAACCCTGAGGGGCAACACACATATTTGGTGGAGGACCATTTAGTGTATTGTCCATAGCGTTGGTATCCACCATAGCTTACTCGGCTCAAGACGTTCCCGCATAGGGATAGCTACAGCCATTTTAAGGCCGTAGTATGTCTAACTTAGATTTGTGTCCGAATCGAGTCAAGGGGCGTAAACTCTTGGCGTATGCCGATCAGAAAGAGGTAGCATTATGGTAAGCGGAATTCGTTTTTTTGCATGCTCTGGTGCTATGGGCGGTACGCCCAGTACACGAGCGACACCCAATCTTGAGATTTTCAATCTCGAAGCTGGAGCTACAAACAACCCCAATCGTATGGGCTTTTTCGGATCCGCTGGTGCTCCGAATAGTGCCGTGATTGTTGGTCGGTACCAAGATCGCACTCACCGTTGTAACGAGACTGGCGTTGACTTCGGTACGATGATCAACGTTAAGTTTACGGGAGCAAGCACTGCTAGTGTATCTGGCGTGCCATTTACAGCCGGTCTCACTAACATTCCTTCGATTTCTGGAACGCTTTTGTGTCGTTTCATCGAGCCGAACAACACTGCTGTCGTCACGCAGAATGCAACATTCCGTGCTATTGGCTTGACGCCTGGGTCTGGTGCTCCAGACGTTGACAATCTCGTGAGTGCTGGTATTTTGATCAAGGCCGCTCAACTTCAAGATACGCAAGGCTTTGCTGGAAATGCTTCGTGGCAAAACATTGACAGTAGCGGCTCTGCACTAGCTCTTCAAGCTCAGTTGAGTGCTCAATCAGTTCATGACTACCATCTTATTATCAGTGGTACGCCGACTGCTGCTGGACGTAAGATCAACTTTGCGTACTTGTTATTGTTAGAGTATTTGTAAGCAACGTCCAGAGGCGTTAAACTCTATCTTGATGCGTGGCAACATTTTGTGATAGACGAGTCTATGTCTGTTGGTCATAATGTAGTGTCAATCACGAAGATGATTTTCACTCGTGGACATGATCAATATGCTGGCATTCTCTTCAAAACATCCATTTGTTCCTAATCCTGCGAAGGATCCGACCGTTAGTCGTTGGATTGCCTCCCTCTCTGACGGTACAACCGTTTTCGAGGACGTTATGCCAGGAGAACGAACGGCCTGGGTTCGTCTTAGCGAGTACGTTAAGGTTCATAAGCTCAAGCTCACGAATCTACGACTAGAAGCGTACAGTCGTCGTGTTATACTTATGCCTTATCGAGACGATAGTGGCAATCCCCAGATTAATGGCTACTGGCAATCCAAGAAGGCTGGGGCATTGCTGAATGCAACACAGGTCGGCCAGATTAATTGGGTTGGCATTGGTCTGATTAAAGGTCGCGAAATTCATGTGACGTGGATTGATCATGCTGGCAACGTCTCCTACGAAATAAAGCCGTACAGCGAGACTAATCTCGCGTGCATAGTGAACGACGCAGTATGAAGTACGAGTCGCTTACAACGCCCGGAATTGAGCATGATGAAGCCAATATTCTCACGGAGATGCTGTGGCTGAATCGTGATCTACGCTCAGCCATCTTCCCGTGGCGTGGCGACAACGGCAAAGAGTGGGGTCGATTCGTCGCGGCCTTCAAGAAGCTCATGGGGCCATCGTTTGGCCTATCCTCCGAGCAACTTGCTTTCTACGTTTTCAAGTGTAAGCCGCACTACATAAATCCACCAGAGTTTGCCAAGATGGCTGTCGTAGCCCGCAAGCTGTTTAGACGCTATAACATAGACGAAGTATGTAGACTCTATTCCGATCAACGCCGCGAGTCCATGAAGCCCGGACTTGAAAAGGCGTCATACAAGCAAGAAAAACCGAAGTCATTCCTGACTTTTTTGAAGGAGCTAGAACGTGGCGAAGTCAAAGACTGATAAGCAGCCCAATATTCCCGCACAAGTTTCGCTTGAGTTCTTTAGTGGTGAACTAAGCAACGAAGAAACGGGCGTGTATGTTGTTGGTGCCAACGCAATGGAAGATCCGCCGGGCAATGAAAGCGGATCGTATACCCTAGACTACGACCTAGTTGTTCCATTTCCAGCGGGTCGCATTACCGAACTTTATGGAGATGAGGGTACGGGCAAGACAACTATCATTCTTGAAATTATAGGAAGAGCGTTGTCTACTGATCCGACTAAGCGATGCATGTTTGTCAATATGGAGAAGAGCCTGAATGTTTCGCTCATGAGGACGATTCGTAGTCTACGTCCATTCGTGGAAGAGGCTGTCTCGAAAAAGAATGATTGTCGTTTTTGGATCGTCAATACTACAAATGGTGAACAAGCCCTTGAGGCGATGCGTCAGTTTGCTGCCATGTGTCCAGGTGGCATTGCTGCTCTTGACTCTATTGATGCGGCACAACCTGAGACTGTTTTGTCTGGTGCTATTGGCGAGAACCGAGTTGGTAATCATGGTAAGTTAATGTCTGATGCTATGCGTAAACTTATCGGTGTAGCCGAACAGAACAATGTTGCGTTAATCTTTACCAATCAAACTCGTAGCAAGATTACGTTGTATGGCGATCCAACTACAACGCCGGGTGGTGCTGCCGTTGCATTCTATGCGTCTCAACGTATTCGTCTTAAGAAGCCAACTAAGGCAGATATGATTACGATGGCGGATGGTCACATTATTGGCAAGCTGATCAATTATAAGGTGGTCAAGAATAAGTTTGCACCAGAGGGGGCAGAAAATGCCGTACCTCTACTCTATAATAGCGGTATTTTTCGCGAGCAAGAACTTGTGATTCAGTGCTGTAACTTTGGTATCTTGCGTTTGGGTGGCAAGGGTGGCAAACAAGTTTATTTGCCCAAGCTAGATCGTGCCACCAATGAATTCGTCAAGAAAGATGCTACGGAACTAGATGGTACATGGATGTCTCAATTCAATGCGTCACGCAAATTATTGCTTGATCCGGCATTGACGCTTAAGCTTGATCAACAGTTAAAAGCATTCCTTAAGACGGACGCACGCCATGATGTTTTAGATGATCTTACAGATGAAGTTTCTGACCCTCAGTAAAAAAGAAGTGCGTCTTGAGATTCTGCCGAGTAAGTATCCTGTTCGGTCCAGAACTCAGTCTAAGTCTATAGGTCAGTACAATCTGGGACGTGCTATCCGTTCTATTTATGGTACGCAAGCTTTAGTTTTAGAAGAGTTTCCTATTCCAGAAGAAAGACTTTTGCTTGACTTTTATATGCCACACAACAATCTTGCATTTGAGTTTCAGGGTGTACAACACGACATTTTCAACAAATTCTTTCATGGCGATAAAGATGGCTTCGAGCGTTCAAGGGGCAGGGATCAACGTAAGCGAGACTGGTGCGTGCTCAATAAAATCCTATTGATTGAAGTGCGTGACACACTTTCTACTGATGAACTCAAAGATTTGATTCAATCGAACAGGGAAGACGATGAGTAATATTGCCGCCGAGCAGGTCTTTTTGGCCGGGGTTATCGCGAACCCAACCAAACTATTTGATTATCTAGACTATCTAGATGATACAGATTTTCAGCACTCAGCCACGAAGATGACATTCGAGGCTTTGCGTTCGTTGGTTCTGAATAAGGAAGCAACTAACATCACGAAGTCCAAGCTGGTAGCGGAGGCCAAAGCTCTTGGTCACCAGAACTATCTATCAGCCACCAAGGATGGGGCGTGGATTGATGAACTCTATAGGGAAAAAGTTGGTGAACAAGAACTAACCGACCTCTTCCTAGAGATTAAGCGTCAGACACTTAAAGGTAGTTACAGGCGTGCCTTTGAAGACACCAACAACTATCTGACAACTACGTCTGATCCTTTGTCGATCATGATTGGTAAGGTCGAAGATGCGATCATTAGCCAAGTTAATACACTTGATCGTGGCGAAAACGCTCCTGTACTCCTGACCAAAGGCATTTTCGAGTTCATTGACGCACTCGCGAACGATCCTGGAAATTTAGGAATAGATTTGGGTTTCCCAATATGGCAAGATCGTGTGGGTCAATTCAGAAACGGGTCTGTAACTTTTGTGGTGGCTACAGCTAAGGCTGGTAAGTCGCAGTTTGCGTTACGTGCAGCCCTCAATACAGCCCGGAAAGGACTGCCGGTCATCTTGTGTGATAGTGAACTTAACAAGAATGATCAACAGATTCGTCTTGTGGCCCTGATGGCTCGTGTACCATTCCAGTACATTGAAACTGGTTTTTGGAAGATGACCCCAGAGCAGTTGAAGTTTCATGGAGTAACTGATGAGCAGCAGATTTCGCACATTATGGAATGTGGTCGCCGCATTCGTGACCCTGAGTTACGTGAGCGTGTTTTGGCCTTACCTATTACATACCAATCTATTTCGGGCATGGATGTATCTGCCGTCATTCCGCATCTACGTCGCTGGATTCTAAAAGACGTTAAGCCAGACCGCACTACAAAGAATGCACAGTGTTTAGTAGTCTACGACTACATTAAGTTGGCGACCGTTTCTGAACTTAAGGCTAATCATAATTTAGCTGAGTGGCAGATGCACGGTATCAACGTAGCGTTGTTACATGACACGATGAAGAAGTATAACATTCCTTGTCTGGCGTTTGGTCAGACAAATAATGAGGTTGACGAAGGCATCAAGTGTGTTGCTGGTGGTAAGCGTATTAGCGAAAACGTTACGTCGGTGAGTTACCTTAAAAGAAAGACAGATGATGAAAGAGCGTTTGACGGCAATGGTTCTCACTATTTACGAGTATTTGTTACCCGTTATGGTGCGGGTACACCGACTGGTCACATCAATTTTGACGCTGATTTGAGTTGTGGTGATTTCAAAGAGATCGGCCTTAGTACCGTGAACTTCAATGAAGAGCGTCAAAAGCGGTTAGATCAGTTTAAGAAGAGTCGTGACGTAGCCTCCAAGAGAAAGGGTGCCGATGATGAAGATGACTGAAAACGAAAAAGTGGCTTTACGTAATCACGCAAATCGCAACATTACTTATCTACTTGATAAGCTTGCAATCAACTATACCGATCGTGGAGATGGTCTTATTCAGTCATGTTGCAAGTGTCAACAACATGGTGGAAATCGTGATAATCCCACCGCCTTTAGTTGGCGTCCAGGTCTCGGCAGGTGGGTGTGTTGGACTCATCACTGCGAAGAGTCACGAGGCAACGACATTTTTGGTCTTGTAGGTAGCATTCTCGGCATCAATTTTCTCGGCACTTCTAAGTGGATTCATGATCGTCTATCTGAGAAGAGTATTGACGTAACTCAAGTCGCAGCCCCGCCCGAGAATCTTTATCGTGGAACGGCACTTCATACACATGAACCACTCAAGGAGGATAATCTGCGTTTCTTGCAGATGGATCCCGAGTACCTGATTAAGCGTGGCTTTAGCAAGGAAGTACTAAGAGACTACAACGCTGGATTGTGGCAACGTCCTGGAACATTCATGCATGATCGTGTAGTGTTTCCGATTCGAGACCATGATGGATTCTTGGTTGGCTATAGTGGCCGTACTATTCATTCAGAGAAATACTTCACTGAGAAGGGTACCGAGTATCGCAAATGGATTCATGGTCGCAACTATAATCTATGGCCAAAGCGTGGCGAACTTTTGATTAGTTCATTGCTATTCAATCTCAATAGAGCAAAGCGTTTTATGGGTCAGCAGAGGAAGATGATCGTAGTAGAGGGGCCGCTTGATGGCATGAAGCTGGAAATGTCCGGCATTCATAACTGGGTAGCGACCCTCGGAACGACATTTTGTGTCAACCACAGAACTCTATTGGTTAAGTATGGCATTACTGACGTGTACGTCGCTTATGATGACGATGAAAACGATGCCGGTGACAAGGGACTCACGAGACTTAAGCGTGTTGTTGGTGACATCTTTAACGTTCATCAAGTTGATCTTAATGGATCGCACGATTGCGGCGAACTTTCTATCGAACAACTTCAACTCATTTTCAAGGGTGTAGGATGTTAAAACTCAAATCATGTTCACCTAGCCGTATCAAGACGTATGACATGTGTAAGTTTAAATACTGGCTTACCTATAATTGCCCTGGTCTAAAGCTTAAGACAAATTGGGGGGCGGTACATGGATCTTTATTGCATGATGTCTTGGAGAATCTTGCTAATGAAAATGATACAGATTGGATGAGTCGTCTGTACAGGGGGTATGCTGGTGAACTTGCTACGTTAGACCGCAATGGTCAGCCTGAGATTATGGAGTCACCTCTAGTCTGGGCGAAGACTAAAGACTATCATGACAAGAAGCCTTACTGTGATACCTGTCCATATAAGCAGGGCGATATATGTGGCATCTCTAAAGAGAAGCTTGATGATCTAACGGGCTGTCCACGGAACCTGTTTGATGGTTCGGTCAGTATGCTTGAGACGACCATTAAGAAGTATAGAAATGGCATTTGGGACAAGATGCTTCGGGACGCGAAGGGCGTTCCTATCGGCACTGAGTATTCCTTTAATATCAAGCTTACAGGCACGGACGTTCCTCTGATCGGCATTATGGATCTCGTGATCGAAGAAGATCCCGAAACGATTCACATCATCGACTATAAGAGTGGTGCTTGGGTACAAAGTTATGCTGAGTGTCGCGAAGACATTCAAGTAAAGATCTATTCAATGGCGAGCCGTAAAGAGTTCATTGAAGACGTGAACAACAAGGGATACAAATACAAGAATGTCATGTTGACTTTCGACTACTTTACCAGCACCCCCATTACTATCGCTTTTACAGCGGAAGAGGATGCTGAGACAGAAATTTCGACAGTTAAAAAGATTCATGAGATTCAAGACACCAATTGGATTGATCGTATTGTTCGTAGTAACGAAGACTTCTCTCAGCGTTGGGCTTGGAAGTGTAAGTCGCTTTGCGATACGGAAGTGTGTGCATCTAAGTGGACGGGAAAGTTCAAGACGGAATGATGGCACGAATTTCAAAAGATCTGATTGACGCATACTTTCAATATGGCGTTGACATTACCAATCGAAAAGTGTTCTTGTTTGACGACGTTGATGCCAGCAGTATTGGTGCTGTCATTAAAGGTCTATATTTAATGGAGTCTCAATATTCAAATAAGCCAATTGAACTTTTTGTAGGCTCGTTTGGTGGATCTGAATATGATATGTTTGCCCTGTATGATGTATGTCGTACATTAGTGAGTCCCATTTATACTACAGCCATTGGCAAGTGTATGTCTGCGGCACCACTGCTTGTTGCCGCAGGCGAAAAAGGACATCGCTATGCTACTCCCAATACCTTTTTCATGGTTCATGAGTCATGGGAAGAATTTGGTGCCAAAAGAGTTGATGAGCTTGAATTGGACTTAAGGCACTATAGAGTTATGGGATCCAAGTGGGGTGAATTGATGGGTAAACACAGTAACAAAACTTCTAAGTTTTGGCTAGGTCTTTGTAAAAAATCTGGCGACACTTACTTTGACGCCGAACAGGCTTTAGAGTGGGGTTTGATTGATCACATTTGGGATGAGAAGGAGTGATATGTCGAAATCAGTAGTACGTATTATGTGCTGGAAACGCTCACACGTTACCGAATTGGTCATGAATAGGAGTCAGGAGCAGAAACTTGAATCGGATATTCCTAAGATGAAGAAGGTGTGTCCTGATTGCAAGCCAGAACATTCTGCCATTACGATTGTGGGTGGTGCAACAGTGTTTAGTCAAGCGAAAGGCTATCGTTGCGAGCATGGTCACTTGAGTCTAATCTCGACGCTCGGCAAGCAACTACACGTCTGTTTTGGTCCCAGTAATGATGAATTTGTGAACGTTACAGGATCGCTGGCCGATTTGCCGAATTTGGTTGACGAGGGTTACATTGCGTGTAATCATGTAGTGGATGGAAAGATGTGCGACTGTAAGCTAACCGCTATTGATGACTCTGTTCTGAATTACCCGTCGTCTCCTGGTATCAAAACTAGAATGCGTGTTGGTGATTTGTGGGATCGTCATGGTATCGAGCCGGTACGTACAGGCAACTATGACGGACAGGGCGGCTATAATGATAGTCGTTCACAGAAAGCTAACAACGATCGGTTGGCTCGTATGAGCAGAACACGCAATACATCGAAGGACCGTCAGCCCGGCAAGACAATCAATAAGGCCACGAAAACAGATTACGGACATCGTAACAAGTCGTCCGTAAATCCAGACAGACTCAAATGAATTTCACTCACCTAAACGTTCACTCGAAGGCGTCGATGCTATATGGATCGGCCAACGTCAAGGACATCATTAAGTGTGCCAAAGACTTGGGACAAACGTCCGTCGCACTAACAGACTATTCCAATCTTTTTAATGCGATTGAGTTTTACAAGCAGGCCAAGACTGCTGGACTAAAGCCTATTCTTGGCGTTGATATTTTCTTCTGTGAGGACGCTGAGCAGCTACGTATTCAAAAGGTGCGACAAGTTTCGCATTTGATTCTGTTGGCAGAGACGGACGAAGGTTGGAAGAATATCGCGAGGATTGTTTCGGAGGCGAATAGCGAAGCTAACTATTATTACAATCCCCGTGTTGACTTTAAGTTGCTTGAAAAGTACAAAGAGGGTGTGATTTGTTTGACTGGCGGTAGCCTTGATGGTGTGATTGCAAGGTACCTGTATGATAAGCCCACTGAGGATGGCAATGACGTTGAGCCCGCAGCTATTTTTAAAGCCGAGGGCATGGTACGTCGCTTCTTGAAGATCTACGATCAATCTCATTTCTTCCTCGAAGTGCAATCTACTGGCTTAGTGCAGCAAGAACAGATCAATAGTCGCTTGCGTACTATGGCACTCAAGTATGGCATTAAGACCGTGGCGACCGGCAACGTTCACTACGTTCATCAGCATGACGCGGAGTCTCATAAGACGTTGCTGGCTATGAGCGAGAATGCCTACAGTAAGCTCACGTACACTGACTTTTCGCACGAAGAATACTACATCAAGTCTCGCGAGCAAATGCTTGCGGCTGGTCTACAAGAGGCTGAGCTTGATGTTACGAATGAGATTGCTGAGCGTTGTAACGTCACGATTGACATTAACAAGAGACGCTTACCTAAGTACGCTTTCGTGCCAGATGGCAAGACTTCTGATGAGTATTTGGTTGAGATTGCCAACGATGGGCTTTCTCGTATTCTCAAGGTTGCTGGATCAGAACAAGACTATCAGGATCGTCTCGATCGTGAATTGAATGACATTCGCGAAATGGGGTTCTCTGACTACTTCCTCATCGTTCACGACGTGATCTCGTGGATTCACAGCAAGGAAATTTTACTCGGGCGTGGCCGTGGCTCTGCTGGTGGTAGCCTTGTGAGTTACGCCCTCGGGATTACCAACATTGATCCACTCCAGTACGGCTTGATTTGGGAACGCTTCATGAACAAGGGGCGTGGTGGATTGCCTGACATCGACACGGACGTGCCACGTTCGAAGCGTCAGAAGGTCTTGGAGTATGTTCGCAATCGTTTCGGTGCTGGCAACGTTGCTCAGCTTGTAACCTTCAATGGCTTGCAAGCGAGAGCCGTGCTCAAGGAAGTGTTTCGTGTGTATGACATGCCGTTCGATGAGGCCAACAAGATCACCGCGTTGGTTCCCGCGAAGAACGACGAGCACGTTGCTATCAGTCTGGATGAGGCTATCGAGTCCGTCAAGGAACTCAAAGAATACGCCGAGAAGTACAAGCCATGGTTCACCATCGCTCGTGCCCTCGAAGGTTGCTACAAGTCAACTGGTTTGCATGCTGCTGCTGTTGTGATCTCGGACGTTCCGTTTGACGAAAGTGCCTATCCTCTGACTCGTTCAAAGGATGGCGATCTAATTTTCGGTTGGGACATGAACACGGTCGATTCTTTGAATCTGCTTAAGTTGGATATCTTGGGATTGAATACACTTGATGACATTCAGGTGACCATGGATTTGGTTGCTGAGCGTCGCAAGATTGACATCTCTCGCTCTTCTATGCCTCTGGACGATCCGATTACCTACGCCATGATTGGTCAGGGGTTTACGGTTGGTGTTTTCCAGATCGAAAAGCAGCTTGGTAGAACATGGAGCAAGAATCTTAGGCCGGAAAGTATAGAACAGCTAAGTGACTTATGTAGTATTATTCGTCCTGGTCCGCTTGACTCTGGTATGGCAACTCAATATCGCGACGTGAAGATGAAGGGGGGGGATCCGACCTACATTCATCCTGCTCTTGAGCCTATTCTCAAGAATACCTATTCAGGTCTTTTGTATCAAGAACAGGTAATTGAGATCTGTCGTGTACTTGCTGGCATGTCTTTGATCGACGCCGACAAGGTGCGTAAGGCGATGGGCAAGAAGAAGCCCGAAGAGATGAAGAAGTGGGAACAAATCTTCACGGCTGGATGTAGCAAGAACGGGATTGACCCTGACATTGCTCTGTCTATTTGGAGCTACATCGACAAGTTCGCGGGGTATGGATTTAACAAATCTCACGGTGTCGGTTATGCTTTGATGGCTTATGAGACTGCCTATCTCAAAGCCAACTATACGGTTGAGTTCTTGTGTGCTAAGCTTTCGAATTCAGACGGCGAAGCCGAGAAACTGAGTGGTTTGGTGTACGATGCCAAACTATTTGGTATCGAAGTCACACCGCCTCGTATTACGCATGCAAATAAAGACTTCGATGTGGTCACAGACAGGCATATCGCTTTCGGTCTCACAGCCCTCAAGGGTGTTGGCGTGGCCGCTGTGGGCGACATGATCAAGTTGTCGAAGGGCCTCAAGACTTTCGACGAGATCATCTGGAAGTGGGCGACCACCAAGAGTAAGGTAACGAGTGCCACTATGATGGCGTTCATTAAAGGTGGAGCACTTGATGACGTGCAAGAAAATCGCGTTCGTGGCGTTTCACGTTTGAAGTTGCTTGATAACTTGACCGACAAGGAACGCGAGACTGTGACGCGGTTGATGCAAATTGAAACTGATGTCACTGATTGGGTGCGTTTCGTGAAATCATTGTCCGATGACAACAAGGTCGATCAGATTAAAGAGAAATATGGCGTGACAATTCCGAACGTACGTCGTCGTGCTACAATTCGTGAGCTATTACAAGAGTACGATGCTGGCGAACTCTTTGATAGTAAGGCTCAACGCATTGCCTGGGAGCAGTTTTATCTTGGTATTTCACTTAGTGGTAGCGAAGCCGACATCTACAAAGCCCGCCACAAGTGCGTGGACTTGGTGAAGAACGCATCTGCTGATATGGCTTTCGAGATTGCCGTATGTGTTGATAGCGTACGTCAAATTACAACCAAGAAGGGTGATGACATGGCCTTTGTGACAGCTCGTGACAATACCTATCAAATGGACAACATCGTCGTTTTTCCAAGAACATTTGCTCTATCTAAAGGGCTTTTGGAATCTGGCAATGTCATTCGTATTAAAGGTAAAGTTGATGATCGTGGCTCACTGATCGCCGACGTTGTGGAAAGACTTAAATGAATTACGAATACGATTTTGAAGATATTGGTCTCACGGAAGATCAACGCAAACTTGTTGAATTGGGGATGGCAAAGGTTGAAGATCTTAATGTCATCATCAAGAAAGCAATTAACGCACGATCAAAAAACGGCTGGGAACCACTTTATCCATTCTCTGTGCCGCTCATGTGGTTTAGACGAATTCCTCCCACACAAAAACGAAAAACTAAGTGACGGTTATGTTGATTGGTGTCATTATAATGATGGATGGAGGACTTAGACATGATGGTTGATGTATCTGACGACACAGTAGCACAGATTCTTGAACAGTATCATCCCTTTGTTCGCTACATTGCTAAACGTGCCTGTTGCTCATCTGCGACGCTTGATATCAACGACTTGTATCAGGTTGGAGATATGGCTGTTTTACGAGCGGTTAAAGCATATGATCCTTCATCTGGTACTAACATCAAGTCGTTTGTTACAAACTCCATTCGAAACGCGATCTTTAACGAGGCGGCTCGTTTTCTTGGTGTATTGACAGTTGATTTTAGAACGACCGCCTTGGCGTCTATGGCGTCAAAATTGCACGAAAAAGGACAAAGTGACGAAGAGATCGCAGTTATGTTAACTAACAAGTATGGTCGCAATTTCGATGCAGATCATGCTCGCGACTTGCGTATCACCTATAGTCGTAGACACTATACACAAGTACAAGAAGATATCACGGTAGACGGTATTGAGAATGATTTCTCGATCAGGGATCTATTGGACAGTGTTGTAAGGGACGAGACAGATCGTATCATCCTTCATAGACGCATACTGGGTGGTCTCTCTGTAGAACAGATAGCGGCCATTCTTCATATTTCAAGAAGGGCGGTTTCCAAAAAAGAGACCCGCCTTAAGACCAGAATCAAACGAGCCCTTGAGGACGCGGCATAATGTATAAGAAACGAATTCTATTTGTTGGTGAAGCTAGTTTTTTGAATACTGGTTTTTCAACCTACTATCGTGAGTTGTTGCCTCGATTAGCCGCTACAGGCAAGTATGAAATTGCTGAGCTTGGCTCGTATGCACGTCAGGACGATCCTCGTGTACAAGAGTTTATTGCTGGTCGTTGGCGTTTTTATGGCGTGATGCCAACCACTAATGAAGAGAATCAAGTTTATCAACAGCAAAATCCGCACCCACGTACACGCGGACAGAACACTAATCAGTTTGGTGAATACAAGTTTGCTTACGCTCTTGTTGATTTTAAGCCGGATATCGTTATTGATATTCGTGACTGGTGGATGCTTGAATTCCAAGAACGTAACATCTTTCGCCCATGGTACAAGTGGCTTGTAATGCCAACGGTTGACGCTGAACCTCAACAAGAAGAGTGGATTCAGTCATATGAAAACGCCAACATGGTTTTGGCGTATTCGGATTATGGCATTCATACGTTGCGTCGCCAATCTTCGCTAGCTACAAACGGCAAGCGTGCCATGAAGATTTTCCCGAAGCCGATGCGTCCTGGCGTAGACATTAACTCTTTCAAGCCAACTGACAAGAAGACGAGTCGCGAACACTGGAATTTGGCCGCTGACGTACCTGTTATTGGTACCGTTATGCGTAATCAAAGTCGCAAACTCTATCCCGATCTTATTGACGCTTTTGCGTTAATGAAGAATAAGTATAAGGGCGAGTCACAAGTTGACAAGGCTGTATTACTCATTCATTCGTGTTGGCCAGACAACATACATTCATATGACTATCCTCGTCACGTAGCACGCCTAGATCGTTATGAGTGGATGGCCAATCATCATAAGGGCATTCGCGGTAGCGTCTTACAATCTCTCTATTGTGATTCTTGTAAGCAGCCGTCTATCACTTTTGCCGCCAACCTCTTTGGTCGTCCGGTTCAAGCAGGTGGACGCATTAAGCTACCGTGCTGTTATTGCGGCAAGACGGACGCTTCGCCGCCGAGCACGCTTGGTGGCTTCGACCGCAACGATCTAGCTAAGCTATACAATCTGATGGACGTTTACGTTCAGTGTTCTATTTGTGAAGGCGACGGCATGCCTATTCAAGAAGCCAAGGCTTGTGGTGTCCCAGCCTTGGTTATGGATTACACTGCCATGCGAGAGAAGGGCCGTTACCCTGATTATTCTCATTTCAAGGAATCTGATATCACTGAACGTAATTATACGTGCCACAAGGGTGGTGAAGTAATTAACGTTGATAGATACTATTATGAACCTGAAACTTCATGCAAGAGGGCGTTGCCTGATATCGCTGATCTAGCACTTAAAATGCGTAACATGATTAAGGATCCAGTGCGTCTAGCGGCACTTAGTAACGAGGCTCGTGAATGCGTTGAAGAAAACTACAACTGGGATGAGTTGTGGCATCAGTGGGAGTACGTGTTGGATAATGTCAAAATTTTGGATCGTGCCGACACATGGGATAGTCCCATCGCTCAGGTTGACGAAGTGCGTAGTATTCCTGTTCCGGCTAACCTTAGCGATGAGCAGTTTGTGAATTGGCTATACTTGAACATTCTTAAGTATCCTTCGGTGGATACCGAAGGGGCCAAGATGTGGATCTCTCACATTCAACAGGGCGTAACACGCGATCAACTCATGCAGCAATTTGTCTCGATCGGTAATCAGCAATCAAGTGCTAGCAAGACGCGTGATCAAGTGCGACTTGAAATGAGTGATAAGCCGCCGACGAAGAAGTCGCAGGAGTTTGTATGAAATTACTATTCACTGGCCCGCTATTGGATTTTAGTGGATTCGCAACCGCCTCACGTATCTTTCTGCGTACACTCTTACAAGACGATAGTATGGTTGTGACGGCACGAGCACTCAAATATGATCAGCTAGATCCTGGTCAAAAATTCGTGGCTGAGTCTTGGCTGACCGATGCTTTGCAACGTGACTTGCAAGGTGTTGATGTAGCTATTCAGATGACAACGTGTAATGTCGAGGCTGTACCAATTCCTGGCATCCTGAATGGATTGTATACGTTCTTAGAAAGCAGTCATATGCAGTTGTCTTGGGCGGCCAAGGCCAATGAGTTTGACTTCTTGATGGTGCCATCTAAATCTAACGCAGAAGCGATGTTTAACTCTGGCGTGGTTAAGCCTATTGTTGTGTGCGGTCTTCCATGTGACGAAGATGTATACGCCAAGCAGTACGAGCCGTATATTCTTGAGCACGCTGGCGACCGCACGGTGTTCTACAACATCTGTCAGTTGAGTAACAAGAAGGGGATTGATGCCCTGTTACGTGCTTATAATGCGGCCTTCTGGGACCGTCCAGACGAAGTTTTGCTTGTTCTTAAAACGTACATTCAGATGTCTGGACGGAATAATGAGCAAGAGCAAGTTAAGCAGTACATTCAGAATATTCGTCAACGTTGCCGCATTCCTGCTGATCGTTTTCCGCCCGTGTTGCCGTTAGTGTTCACAATGAGCGATGACGAGATTCATAGTCTTCATGCTCGTGGTGACGCTTACGTTTGTTCTTCTCGTGCCGAAGGATGGGGTATCCCCGTTTTTGATGCTCTTGGATATGGCAAGACAGTAATCACAAATGCCGCTGGTGGTATGGCGGATTTCGTGACTCGTGATAATGCTCTCGTATATGGTGGTATGCCAACATACTTCTTTGATACGCCTCATAGTGATCCAGGACTTTACACTGGTGTCGAACAGTGTTTCGAGCCATGTGTTCCAGAAATGGCCATGGCTATGCGTAACTTTCATTTCCTTCGCAATGGAGACAAAGCAGGAGTGCTTGACGATTCCAATAAAGAACAATGGAGGTCTGTTTTGACGCGGCGTGAGAACGCCAAGCTTGTTGGACGGAAGCATGACTACAGACGTATTTCGTCTATAATTACGAAACCAATTCATACGATGCTCGATATGTGGAAACAAACAGGAGCCGTGAGATTCAATGAAATCGTCCAAGAGAATAGCTAAGTATAATTTAACAAATCGTCTTGAAAACGAGATGCGTGTTTCGCATCCGAAACGCGGTCTTAAGGCGGATTATCAACGTAGTCGTACCGCCGCCATTCAGTTGTTTTGTTTGTCTTGCATGGGTGGCTGCCGTGCTGATGTAGTTGCCTGTACATCTAAGATTTGTCCACTTTGGCAGTTCAGACCGGGTGCCAAGAAAGGTGTGCGTCCGCCGGGTATTCCTAGCGAGGCAGACTATAATGAAATGATTGGCGGTCGCGTTAGTAATAAGCAGAGTGAAGCAGGACGTAAGCTAGGTAAAGAGGATGATGTAGAATGAATCAGTTTTATGAACCGCAAATGAAGTCGATTGCGGAGCGAGTGAATCGCAAGCCGCGATTGGTACAGTGTATTCAGATGCTGAACGAAGAAGAGTTTGCCCCCTTGGTTCTGCGTTCGATCTATGATCAGGTAGACCGCATCCTAGTTATCGAAGGGGCGGTCGCAAACAACCCTCGATCGACGCCCGATGGGCATTCGATCGACAAGACCCGTGAAATCCTAGCGGATTTCAAAGCGAATCACGACCCCAAGAAAAAGGTTGTTATCATCTCTATCAACAAGCATTGGAAAAACTTGGAAGAGATGAAGCAGACGTTCTTGGATATGTCCATTCCTGGTGATTGGATTTTGATTAATGATGCTGACGAAATCTATCGTCCAGAAGACATCATTCGGCTCCGTCGTGCGATCGAATTGAATCCACATGTACAAGAGTGGATTCCGGCGTTTTTGCATTTTTATCGTGACTTTCATCATATTGCCAAACCTGGACCCGAATGGAATCCATTACATCAAAGAATATTTAAGTATGTACGTGGCATGAAGTATATTGGCCACCCAACAGTATGTGACCCCGCTGGCAACGATACTTATTTCAATCCACAGTACTGGCATCGCCGCTATAATTTGAATGATTTCTTCATCTATCATTATGGGTATGCACGTAGTAATATGGACGAGATCATGACTGCTAAGCAGGAATACTATGGTAAGGAATTGGTCGCTCACGGAGCAGCCAACAAGAAGTTCGATCAAAAAGTCAAGGATTGGTTCGCTAATACTGAGCCGATTTTGTACTTTGATGGCAAACATCCTAGCGTGATGGAAACCCATTCAATGTGGCACGCTTGGACTGATCGTAAAAGCGACACAATGCATTGGCGTGAAGATCCATTCTACGCCAAAGTTCTTGCTGGAGAACAATTTGGAACTATGTGGCTTAATCAAACGGGCCAAGCACAACCGCCCGTTCCATTCTTTCACAATCAATTAGACGTATGAGACTTAAACGCAATTCAGAAAGGCGTTTACGTGCCTAAGCTATCGTATCTTGTCTCGACCTATGATGCTGGCCACTATCTTGACCGGCATATTGCCGACTTGCTTGAAAAGCAAACTGATCCCGACTTCGAGATCGTTGTTATGAATCCCGCTTCTCCTGGCACCGATGACATCATTGGTAGGAAGTGGGCCGAGTTTGACTTGCGAGTCAAGTATCTTTATTGGCCAACACGAGAATGGTACGGTACGTCGTGGCTAAGAGCTTGGCAGAGTGCCACTGGCGATTTCGTGATCAATAGCAACGCAGACGATTACCACGCACCGACTACTACTGCTGAGTTTCATAAGCACATGAGCTTTGCGACCAGCGGCATGCACGCCGGTCGCAAGATTGGTTTCGGATATGCTGGCATTCATGTCATCGACGATCATGGCGTTTCACTTGGCGGTGGCATTAAGCCGCCCTTCGACTTTGAACTAATGAGTCGTGAGTGTTGGGCAGGCCCTCAAGTGTGTTGGCGGAATGATCCGGCCTTCAAGAAGTCGCTAGACTGGGACTTAATGTTCGCTCGTTCCGAACAATACCGATCAGCGTTTGATTACTGGCTATGGCTGTATTTCATGTCCCTGGGCTATCACGGTCATGTGATCCCCCAGGTGCTCACGATTTACACTCAAAGACCCGGTTCGATCGAGAACAGCAACAAGTCTGCGAACAATTACGAGACTTACTCGGCCATTTCCGAGTTCTTCGGTCATAATTTCAGGGGACACTTGAAGCACGCGATCGAGTTCGAAGACTTCAAGAGCCCCCCACCGCGTGACGAATGGATTGCCACTATGCAAGCTGGCAAGAAATGGAAGCGGTCATAATTTCAATGGACACTTGAAGCACGCGATCGAAACTGAGTGATGTCGTAAGACTAGAGGATGATTATGATTTTTAAGAAATTGTGGTATCAGGTATTTGCTTCCAAGCTCTATCGCAGAGAGCGTGAAACATTTCAACTTTTTCGAGATAAATGTGGCGAAGTATTCAAGCTTCAAAGTGAAATCAATAGACTTGAGCGACCTACGTATATTGGCAGTTGGGTAGCATCACAATCCCATGCCGCGAAGCAACGTATCGTTGCTCTAGAGCATGACCTTGCGAAGATGAGTCTTGTACGCGACGCCTTGAAGCATGAAAAGGCTTACTCGCTCTTCTTAGAGGACAGTCTTATATGTCACAACCCTGGCCAAGTATTTAACGCCCTTCCGTTTGACAAGCGGAAAGAGTATTTTGAACGAGCACAATGATCAAAGTTCTTCACTATCTGCGTCACCTTGGGTTGGGCGGAACTGAGAAGACGTGTCAGTTGTTCTTTGAACACGCTGACCCGAAGCATTTTGAAGTAGCCGTAGTATACGACACTGGTGGCACTCATCCTCGTCGAGAAGAGTTTCAGAAGTCCGCCATGGTTTGTGGTGGCAAGTTGTACAGCGTAGACACGCACGGACACAGCAACGCAAACGAGTTGCAGGCTGTCATCGACGATTTCAAGCCTGACATCTTCCATGTCTACCGTAGCGGCTATCACGAGTTTCCGAGTCCTGGACACCACATCCAGGTGCCACGCTTCGTAGAGACTAACGTGTTTGGCTTCTACGACGGTAATCCAAAGATTAACAAGTCACTGTTCATGAGCAAATGGCTCATGCAGAACACCATCAAGCAGCTTGGTGTCAAGCCAGACCGCTTTGACTTCGTGAACAACCCTGTTGAGATGCCGTGTACGGGCGACGTGCTGGCAATTAGTCAGCGTTGGAAGGCCGAGGGGGCGATTGTTGTGGGTCGCTGTGGTCGTCCAGACAACGGCATCTACAACGCAGTGAGTGTTGATGCTGTTCGCCTACTACGTATGGTGGGACACGACGTTAGGTTCTTGGTGGTTGCTCCGCCGTCCAACATGATCGACGATCTAGCACGCCATGAGATCCCGTTCTACGTCATCGAACCAACAACAAGTCCCTTGGTTCTAAGCACATTCTATAACAGCGTGGACATTTACACGCATGCCAGAGCGGATGGCGAGACCTTTGGCGTGAACATTGCTGAGGCCATGATCCATGGCAAACCAGTTATCACACATATCGCCACCCCAAGTGTGCCGGGTATGGGCGTGTTCCAGTCACAGACGGAGCTTGTAGACAATGGCCGTACCGGCTTTGTTGTGAACAACACTCCTGGCGAATATGCGGAAGCCTTGAAGGCCCTGATCGACGATGAGCGTTCTCGCAACATCATGGGTGAACTAGGTAGACGTAAGGCCCAAGCAGAATACGAGGTTGGCGTCTGTATGCACAAACTCGAAACCATTTACAGAGAGATAGTATCATGAAGAGTCTACGATTCGACAAGTTGTTCATCCTTGCCCGCCTCCGCGAGAACCGCAAGAAGCACGAAGAGATCTACAACGAGTCAGTGATTGGCTATCAAAAGAAGGCCATTGAACTACTGACGGAGCGTCTTGCGAAGGTGACGGCAAATCCGCTAGAGCACACTAGCATTTCGTTGTCAGTGCCACAAAATCACTTGAAGGAATACGATCGCACCATCTTGATGGTGGATCAGTGTCTCGATCTGGAGCTAGAGCTTGACGAGCAGGAGTATTCGCAATACATCCAAGACAATTGGACGTGGACGCGAGGCTTCTTGTTCGGCAACTCAGGCTACTCTTCAATGGCAGCTTCCGGCTGTGCATCACTATGAACAAGAAAACAATGACAGATAAGCAAATCATGAAAATGATTAGCGAACTTGTTCAAGAAGTAGATTACGACATTTGGAAGGGCATGTTTGAAGAGGATTGTATGGAGGAGCCTGAAATGGCAAAAGAAAATCAAAAGACACTTTTGAAGATCGTGAAGAAATATCTGTAATCCGTATGAGAACTGGTCGTCCTGCAACTAATCCCATAACACGCTTATTGAATAGAATCAATAAGTGTAGCGGAGTATTTGGCGAAGACGGCAAATACGAAACAGAGTGTTGGCTCTATACGGGATATATTAACAGGCTTGGATATGGCACAGTTGGCATTCGACAGAGTTTTGTGCTCGCACACAGATTAAGCTACGAATATCATAGGGGTATTATTTCTAATAACTTATGTGTAGATCATCTATGTCGAATGCGTTCTTGTGTCAATCCAGATCATATGGAGCTTGTAACGCGAGTAGGAAATGTCATGCGTGGCAACAGTCTTCATGCTGTCAACTTGAGGAAAACACATTGTAGTCATGGTCATGAATTTACGTTAGAAAATACAGGCATAGATGGACGCAATAGACGTTATTGTAAACTCTGTGCTCGCGATAGACGCCGCAAGTTTCAAGGATATCAAGGTCATGGAAAAGATTAGAGTTGTACATCACGCGAAAACTGTCGGATTTTCTGGCACGGACAGAACTTGTCAGTTATTTTGCAAGTACCTCGCCAAGAGCGAGAAGTACGAACCGTTTATCGTCTATCGCGAGGGCGATCTGGCGAACAATCGTCTAGCTATTGTGAAACAATGGCTAGGCGATGACCACGTAATTCCATACCAATGGACCCCTGGAAAGAAGGGTCGGCAAGCCCCCTACCTGCCAGAGTCGGACAACCTCTACGACGTTTTAAAGCAGATCGACCCACAGATTATGCACGTCCATCGCAGCGGCTACACGGAATGGCCAGCCTTTCGCTACATGGCACCCAAGGCGAAGTGGATAGAGACTAACATCTTCGGCTTTAAAGATAATGCACCTGAACCGCAGATCGACGTTAACGTCTATATCTCCCAGTACATTCGCAGCACCGCCTTGGGTGCCGGTAGCGTCGATGGTCCGGTATTATACAACCCGATTGAAGTGCCGGTACTCGACGTTACGACAGAGAACAAGGAAGTATGTCGCGAACACCTTCTTTCAACTTTCAAGCTACCTCATAATGCAGTTATACTTGGACGTGTAGGTCGAGCAGACAACTTTGATCCTATCTCTCTAAGAGCGTTTAAGGCTATTGAAGATGTCTATTCGAACGCCTACTACATTGTTGTAAATCCTTGTCAGGGTTGGCACGATACGGTGCGTCAGCTAGGCATTAAGAACGTTTGCTTTTCAAGCCCTATCGTCAAAGACGATGAACTGTCAAAATTCTATATGGGACTTGACATTTACGCTCACGCTCGTCATGATGGAGAGTGCTGTCCGTGCAACATCCAGGAAGCCATGATGCATGGTCTGCCGGTGGTGTCACACGAGAGTATGATCTATAACGGTCAGTCTGAGATCCTTGCTGAAAGTGGCTTTGTTGTTCCTGTTGGCAATCACGAAGCTTATCGTGACGTACTAATGCAGCTTATTGCCAATCCTGAACTCGCGACGGAAGACGAGAGGTCTACTATTCGTCTACGACAGCACTTCGGTCGCGAAGCCCGTCGCCGTGCTATGCGACACTTTGAAGCAAGTACCGTGACAGGACAGTTGATGCAAATCTACGATTGGACATTGGCAAACAAATGAAAGTCATATCATTCTGTCTTTGGGGGAATGATCCAAAATATCTTGTTGGTGCAATGAAAAATATTGAACTCGCACGTACACTATTTCCAGACTGGACCTGTCGTTTTTATGTTGGTCAGTCAGTACCGAGCGACACTATTAAGCAATTGCTTATCCCTAGAGATAATGTTGAGGTTGTTTGCGTGGATGAGCCGGGTGATTGGCGTATGATGTTGTATCGCTTTAGCCCTATCGGTGAAAATGATGTAGAAGTCATGATTAGTCGTGATTGCGACTCTCGTCTTTCTTTGCGAGAAAAGCTTGCAGTTAACGAGTGGTTGGCTAGTGACAAATCATTTCATACTATGCACTGTCACTTTCATCATTCGGTGCCGATACTTGGTGGAATGTTTGGAATTAAAAAAGGACTGTTTTCTGAGCTGTCTCGACACGCTATTGAATGGGCTCAGGCTCGTGAATCTCGATGGCAGATTGATCAAGATTTTCTAAAGGAAATTGTCTGGCCTATTGTTAAGCACGACACTTTGAATCATGCTGACTTTCATACCAATATTTGGCCGGGTGTTCCATTTCCTACTCCAATGACGCCTGGATATTTTATTGGTGCCACATATGATGAGAATGATAATATTGACCCGGCACAACTCAGAGCTTTACATGGCTAGAAAAGTGTGTGATCCTCATGTCGTCTTGACGACAGAGAATTTATCAGAAAGAAAAGGAAGGCTTAAATGATTCGTAAGGGTTATTCATTCGATGAACACGGTTATATTTTAGTGCATGACGGTATAGAATATCGCAGACAACATAGAGTTGTGATGGAGCAAGTATTGCAACGCCCATTGACCAATGTTGAACAAGTTCATTATATTGATGGAGACAAATTAAATAATCTCGCCCATAATTTACATTTGTGTGCATCAGACGTTGACCATAGTGAATTACATAAACAATTAGAGTCCGTAGCTATGCAGGCTGTAAAAAGCGGTTTTATTTTCTTTGATCGCTCGTCTGGACAATATAGATTACGATCTGATTTGATGCCACGCTCATTAGGTTTTGAAGATATAGCAATTCAACAGTCATTTAATCAATGTCAATCTAGACTTGATGTAGATACAAAAAGCGAGATTTGTCGTGGCGTTTGGCTTAATGTGCCTTTGGTCGCCTCAAACATGTCTACTGTTGTTAATGCTGATTTTTGTATTTTACTTAGTAAATATGGTGCTATGGGCATTATGCATCGTGCCGCACCCGATGATATACTTATACAATCTGCAAAATCCATGGCTAGTTACTTAGAGCATATTGCCGTTTCGGTTGGCGTCGGAGACGTTCAAGTGCAATTGGCAAAAAAATTAATTCGTGCAGGTGCAACTATAGTAGTTATTGATATTGCACATGGTTTTAGTTCTGGCGTGCTAGACACCGCCAAGGCCATCAAAGTATTTAGTCCAACAACAAAAATTATTGTTGGCAATTTTGTTTGTCCAGAAGCTATACCATATTTTAATGATTATGTTGATGGTATAAAATTAGGTATTGCACAAGGCTTGGCATGTGAAACAAAAAATACTGCTGGTTGTACAGAGAAACAATTTTCTGCTATTGCTAAAATGACCGCTATATGTCGTGATTTTGGCATGCCAATGATCAGTGATGGTGGTATTCGAGAACCCGCTGATTACACTAAGGCAATTGCTGCTGGTGCGAACGCTGTGATGGCCGGGTCTATTTTTGCTCGTTGTCCAGAATCAGCAGCAGAAATTGTGCATGTTGATGGTGTGGCTAAAAAAGTATATGCCGGTATGGCCAGTCGTTACGTACAGGACAAATGGCGTGGTATGAAAGCCGGTACATGTCCCGAGGGCAGTGTTCGATATCTTGATATTGGAGAGTCAGTTGAAAAATTAATTGAACGATATCAGGGAGCATTACGAAGTGGCGTTACATATGCTGGCGGAAAAGACATTCAGTCGTTTCAGGCCAATGTGAAATTTATTCGTGTATAAATAAAGGAGGCTATAAATGTCAATAACTTTAACAGAGAGTGCTATTAAAGAATTAGATCGTATTATGTTAGAACAGAATCTTTCAAAAAATACATGCCTTCGTTTAGGAGTGCGAGGAGGCGGCTGTTCGGGCTTTAGCTATATTTTAGAATTCGATGACACTGTGAATGAAGTAGATCAAGTTAATGAACATGGCGGCATTACAGTTGTTTGTGATCCAAAGAGTTTTTTGTATCTTAGTGGTATGAGTGTTGACTTTGAGAACACTTTAATGAATCGTGGTTTTAAGTTCATCAATCCTAACGCAGTTAAAAGCTGTGGATGCGGCGAGTCGTTTTCGGCATGACAATGCGTATTCTAGTTTCATACAGAGGAATTCCTCAGTCTCGTGGCTGGGCGACTGGGGATTGCGTCGTTCGTGCTTTTCAAGAACTTGGGCACGAAGCTGTTCCATATGGTAACTACTATCAGACACAAGAGAGACTAGAGGGCTCACGGAAGGTCTTAGAAGAAGACTGGGACTTATTCTTATTTCTTGAATGCGGCGATGGCGATCCCGTCTATACAGAGCTAATGAATGTACGGTCACGCAAGCGAGCTAGCTGGTTTTTTGATGCCGCACTCTATCCTGATCGTTGGCGAGCAATCAATAACATGTTTGGCTTTGATGTTAACTTTATGGCAAACGCCAATATGATCTACGATGGAATGTACTTGCCATACGCCGCCGATGAGAAGTTGCATTTTAGATCTTATCAAGAAAAGGTTCGTGACTTTCTAATCATAGGTTCTGATAGACCAGAACGTCGCCACCTTTACAATCTAATTAGACAATATTGTCCGGCAGCAAGAACAGATTTTTTGCATGGCGTGTTTAGAGAGCAGTACATTGATGAGATAGCTAGATCTCATTATGTTGTAAATGATGTTGCTGGTGGAGGGGGTGGTTTATTACCCATGAGATGCACCGAAACCATGGCGGCGTGTAGTGTGCTCCTCAGTGTACAAGATTCGGCCCTGCATACCATTGGCAATGATCTTGAGCACTTCATTTCATTTCAAGACGAAAACCATCTCGTTGGCAATATTCCAAAAATGTTTTCTGTGGGAGAAAGTCTTTCCAAGAGAATTGCCACTCAGGGCCAAGAGCATTGCTTGAAGAACCATACCTACAGGAATAGATGTTCGGCCATTTTGACTAGGATGTTCCCGTAATTATTCCAGATAGTGCTGGACAAGATGTTGTTTCAAGTAATCATATGTATGGGCACCGTTGTTCGACGATCTTAAAAAGTTGTTTCCACATGAAAGAGTCTGACAAGATTAGTATTTTGGTTTGCTGTCACAGCAACGATCATGAGCACGACATGCTTTTGCAAGCTGCTCTTGAGTCTTTAACTCGACAGACGTATCAAAATTTTGAAACTGTTTTAGTGCTTGATGAGTGTCGTGAAGGCACGAAATGGATAGCTGAGCCCTATAGGGATATTTTAAGTCTTAAGATTCATGAGCGTTCCCATAAGCAAGGCTTGGCAATGGCTAAGAACTTTGGTCTAGCTCGCTGTACGGGTCAATGGGTTGCCTACCTTGATGCTGACGACCAGTGGATGGATTGTAAGCTTGAACTGCAACGCAACTTCCTTTTAGAGAACGAGAATACGGATTTTGTATTTTGTGAAGTATGGGATAATTATGCTGGTACGCTAACTCCTAACTGTTTCAAGATTGGGCAATACGAAACCCACGCGGCAATTGCTGCTGCGATGCCGCGTGAGAATGTTGTATGTCACGGCTCAGCGTTAATTCGTAAGTTAGCTATTGATTCTCTGGGTGGTTACAGTACCGACCGTTTACTATTGGGTCGCGAAGACTGGGATTTGTGGCAAAGAGCTATCGCTAATGGATTTCATTTCTATAAAATACCAGAAAGATTGTATATTTATGGCATGGGAACTAGCGTTGTTCGTGGCGAAGTATAATGAAATTACTTTATTGTGGACTAAGATTCAACTATGGCAAATCACTAGAGGGCGATAGCTACGAATATTGGAATTTTGAAGCTGGATTGAAGGAATTTTGCTTATCTCATAAAATAGAACTTCAAATTTATTATCCAGACTATTCTAATATTGCTGTTGACGAACTATGCACTACGGCATTTGATGCCATTATTCACTTTGCCTTTAATGAATCATTAGATTTGCCAGAGTGTATTGCTAAATTGGCATTAAAGCGTGATGTTCCCGTTATTCAATTTGATGCAGATTCAAGCTGGCGTTTCCAGAACTGGATCTTCCCGCGTCGTGACCGCGTGAGTCACTTTGTCACTACTCATTCTGCCACTATTCCTTGGTATGAAAAGAATGGCTTGAAAGTTATTAAGTCACAGTGGGCTGGTTCCCCGGCGTATAAGGCGAATCCGTGGGCGTATATGTACGACGCTACGTTTGTTGGCCAGAAGCATGGTCAGATGCCGAATGGCAAATTTCTACGCTCAGAGATCGTGGATGCCATTATGAACGCTGGTATCCGCGTTGACATCTTTGGTAATTACTGGGATGGTTATGCCAACTGGCATGGCTACGCGAAGGACTTTGAAGAAGTGATTCGCGTATTCAATCAGTCGCGTGTCAATTTGAATCTGTCGAATCCATGGCATCATGGAACGATGCCACAGATTAAGGGCAGGCACTTCGAAATTCCTCAGTGTCAAGGGTTTCAGATTAGTACGCCAGCAGACGATCTTGAATCTTACTTTGTACCAGACAAGGAAATAGTCATTGCCAAAAACGTTCAAGAGTTGATTGAGAAGACACAATACTATCTTGCCAATCCAGAGGAGCGAGAGGTAATTGCTCAAGCGGGTCGTGACCGTATGCTTCGTGACCATCAATGGTACCATCGTTTCGAGTACATCTTTAAGGAAGTGGGATTGCTATGAGATTGAATCTAGCATCACACGGCGACAACCGCGAAGGCTACGTCAACATTGATTACGATCATCCCTCGGCAGACCTCAAGGCCGATGTTTCGGCACTGCCGTACGAGGAAGATTCGGTAGATCAGATCCTGGCTTACCACATTCTCGAACACTTTCGAGCCGGTGAGTACGAGCCACAACTATCGAATCCGCTCAATCCCAAGACAGCAATGGCTGCTCTTGCTGAGTGGCGTCGAGTCCTGAAACCGGGCGGCACACTAGAGATCAAGGTGCCGGACTTCGAGAAGATCGTTTGGCTTTACTTCAACTTCCCTCAATGGGCCAGAGCAGAATCCAGCGTCAACGCTCCATTTGGTAGCTACTCGGATTGGGTTGTATCTAACGGGCAGCACCAGTGCCTCTTCGACAAGAAGGCCATGCACAGGCTTCTGACGTTGTGTGGCTTCAAGGACATTACGTTCGTTGACTCGCCAGCGGTTGCCGTAATTGACAGAGCGAATTTAGAGATGTATGTAATCTGCTCTAAGTGATGGTACGCACATACAAAACACTTGAGTTTGGTAGAGCTTCTGGCAATGAAGTATGGCGGTCATACATCGCTCGTGCCGCATCTAAGGGACTGGCTTGGGAATTGACACGCTGTGAATTTGATGCACTGATATCTCGATCATGTGTCTATTGCAGTAGACCTCCCGGCAACATCAAAAACAACGGCAGAAACTATGGCCATTTGTTTTACAATGGCATTGATAGAGTTGACAATCGTCTCGGATACATCAAGAGTAATGTAGTCTCGTGCTGTGCCATCTGTAACAGAGCTAAAGGCACGCTCACCACACAAGAATTCGATCTATGGATTCATGATCTCATGCGAGTACAACATGGACTACCAAACTAGACGCGACAATCACGACTTCATGACCGAAGAGCACATCTCGGTGTTCCTACGTAATCACAACACGGGCACGAACAATCGTGGTCGTCATCGCTTGGCGTCCCTACTTTTTGAATACCAACAACCGACTGTGTTAGACGTTGCCTGTGGTTCTTGTGTCAACTGGGAAGTGTTTAAGGGACGCGGACTCGACTGCCAGTACACTGGCTTGGATCGCACTAAGAAGATGCTGGCTCACGCTCAAGCACTCTACGGCGACGAAATTAAACTACAAGAAGGCTTCATCCAGAGTCTTCCATTTCAAGATAGTGCGTTTGATATAGTAATCGCCAGACACATAATTGAGCACCTTGGCGAAGGCTATGAACAGGCGATTAAGGAAGTCTATCGTGTTGCTTCCAAAGAGGCAATCATCGTTCTGTTCGTCGATCTAGCCAATGGGCCAGACGACGAAATCAAGGAGTCGGATCCCGACGAGAACGGCTGCACTTACTTCTGGAACACCTACGCTCACGACAAGTTCATGACCTTCCTAGGTACATTGGGATGTCAAGTCAAGGTGGAGTATGTGCGTACGCCCGGTGCTGCTGCTAATGATACGATCATTCGACTTATCAAATAATGCACAAACGAATTCAAAACCTTGACGGCAAGAAGTTTGGTAGCTTGACGGCTACTAACATAACTCGTAAACGTCGTAATAGAAAATTGCAGCGTCTATGTCATTGTGATTGTGGGCAAGATTCTTGGGTCGAGACAAATGCCTTGATAAGCGGCGGCACCAAAAGTTGTGGCTGTAAGCAAGGCGGTGGTAGAAAATTGTCTTTTGGTACCGCCTCAAGAAATGAAGTCTTAAGAAATTACAAAAGCAGTGCTAAGAAACGTGCTCTTGTTTGGAAAATTACCGACAAAGAGTTTGACGAGCTAACAAGTGGCATATGTCATTATTGTGGCTCGCCACCCTCTAGAGTCAAACATACTGGAAGAAATTATGGTGACTTTGTTTATAATGGTATTGATAGAATTGATAGTGCTATAGGATATACTGTCAAAAATGTTGTCCCTTGTTGTACGCTATGCAATAGAGCTAAAAACACCATGAACTATATTGATTTTATTCATTGGATTGATAATATCAGGACGCACAATCGTTTGGAGGTTGTATATGTTTCATGATGTGACGTACGGGGTTTTGCATTACAATCCCAGCCTAGATGCAGGTGCGACTCGTGCGTATATTAATGCTGTTGATTCTTTAGCACAAAATAGAAGCTCTAGTTTGCGTAGTGAAATTTTTCTTATTGATCAAAATAGTGATCAAGAGTTAACGAATACACTTGCTAAAAAATATGGCTTTAGTTCATTATGTTTAAACAAAAACATTGGCATTAGTCGTGGTATCAACCTGTTAGCCAATATGGCTCGCGGCAAGTATGTGTCATTAGTCACATCAGATGTGATCTTCCCACAAGGACTTGATGAAAGACTTATGTCTGTGCTTGATGCCGACCCCAAGATCTATCAGATCTGCCCAGTGTCCGACAACTCGTCTCTGGATCACCAGCGTTCGCCTTGTGCTATTGAAGATGGCGTCCTTATTCCCAACCTAGTTCAAGAGTTGACCATTCAGTATTGGCCACGTACCGTTTTCGACAAGATTGGATACTTTGACGAACGCTGGAAGGCGTGCTACGAGAACATGGACTTTGCTCTCCGTGCCTTCTTGGAGGGCGGATCTGTCGTAGTCGATCAACGTGCGTTCTGCCACCATGAGCACAACACCACTATGAAGAGTGGTGCGATTCACCATGCATACGACGGCTATATGTCAATGCCCAATGGTCTTGATCATCAGCCGCTCTTGCAGATGTGGCGTGACAAGTGGCCCAACCTTGAAAGATACATGAATCACTATGACACATTCACTAAGGATATGGGCCAAACGCGGGCGGCAATGTTTTTTGCGTATAGCAAGAACGTGTATCTGCCGTATGTACAAGAAGTCCCTTATTAACATGAAACGCTACGATATCATTCGTCATCTGATTGAGGCACGCGACTACAAGTCGTATCTTGAAATTGGTGTACTGGAACAAGAAACATTCAACAGCTTGCCGCCATTAGATGTTAAACATAGTGTTGATCCTAATGGGCAAGCTGTGTTTAATACTACCTCCGACGACTTTTTCAAGAATCATTGTCATCAATATTATGATTTAATCTTTATTGACGGCTTACATCTTGAAGAGCAAGTGCAAAGAGATATGGAAAATTCATTGACATACCTAAACGAAGGTGGCATAATTATAGTACATGACTGCTTGCCTTCGGCAGAGTATGAGCAACTGCGAGAAGGTGTTAGTGGCAAACCATGGACTGGGGACGTGTGGAAGGCATTTGCAAAGCTGCGAGCGGATCGTAGGGACTTAATTATGCGTGTTGTGGACACTGATTATGGATGTGGGTTGATTGAGCGTGGTGTCGATCCGGTCGAGTATCACTCAATTGATGGCGATTACACCTGGGACTTCTTCTGTAAGAATCGTAACGAAATCATGGGTGTTATTACACCGGAGCAGTTCATTGGACGTTCATAATCGAGATTGGGTTGTAGCCCGTAACAATCTTTTGAATGGTAAGCTACTTGAGATTGGTAGTTTTGTTGTGCCCGGCCAAGAACAGATTGCCTTGCGACCAGTAGTCGAAAAGTTTGTCAATAGCTATCTCGGCATTGACATGCGTGAAGGCCCTGGCGTTGATCTCGTAACTAGCGAAGACAACGCCTTTCCTTTTGAAGATAACACATTTGATGTCGTTGTATCGTTAGACACCCTTGAACACGTTCGCAACCCTTGGACGTTCATTGAAAACGCAGCGAGAGTCCTAAAGCCCGGTGGTCACTTCTTTTTGGCTACCGTGTTTTCATTTCCTATTCATGGTTACCCGGATGACTACTGGCGTTTCACCCCCAATTGCTTGAAGATGCTCATCGAGACCTATGGTCTCGAAGTGGCAGGTGATTTGACGCCATCTGAATGCTGTACTAAAAACCCTGCACATCACTTGGCGAACCCGACAATCGTTCGTCTAATTGCTAGAAAGCCACTATGAACGCCAAGACATTAGTTACTGGTTCGTCTGGATTTTTAGGTCAACATGTCGTTCCACTCTTACGTGCCGACGGTCATGAAGTGATGACCCCATCAAGTAACTCTTTGAACTTACTTGACCAAGACGCTAAGGCAATTGCGAGTTATCTTGTTATCCACGAGGTAAGTACGGTTGTTCATCTTGCTGCAATTTGTGGTGGCATCGGCATCAATAAAGACAATCCAGGTAAGTTCATGTATGGGAACTTGCAGATGGGTCTTAACGTTATCGAGGCGTGTCGCCTCGCTAACGTAAAGAAGCTTGTGAATTTGAGTACCGTCTGCTCGTATCCCAAGAACACGCCGGTACCATTTCAAGAGAGTGATCTATGGATCGGCTATCCCGAAGAGACCAATGCTCCATATGGCATTGCCAAGAAAACGATTGTGGAGCTTGGTATTGCATACCATAAGCAGTATGGTTTAAACGTCACTAATCTAGTGCCGGTTAATATGGCCGGTGAGCACGATCATTTCGATCCTTATTCCTCTCATGTTGTGCCAGCTTTGATTCGCAAGTTTGAAGAAGCTGATCAACAAAGAGAGTATGTAGATATCTACTCAGTTAGTGCCCCACTTGTGACCTTATGGGGCACAGGATCTGCTTCTCGCGAGTTTTTGTATGCCGGTGATTGTGCCAAAGCGATTGCAATTGCCGTTCAAAAGAATACGGGGCCAGATCCCATCAATCTTGGCACTGGTCAAGAAATTACCATCAAGCAGTTAGCCGAGTTGGTAAAGCAAATTGGTGGTTATGTTTCCAATGTCAAATGGGATCATACTAAGCCAGATGGTCAACCACGCAGATCACTAGATGTTTCAAGAGCCAAGAACGTGCTTCACTGGGAAGCAACCACACCGATCGAAGAAACTGTGCGACGCACAATTGAATGGTATAGACAGAACAATGGGTAGAACACTAATAGACGTTGACGGTCAAAGATTTGGTAGACTTGTCGCAAGTAACAAAGTCAAGAAAATTGGACGTGCTATGTGTCGTCTATGTTACTGTGATTGTGGCAAAAAGACTTGGCAAGCTACAAATCATTTGACTAGTGGTCATACTAAAAGCTGTGGCTGTTTACTTGGTGAATTTAAGAAGCTTCCACATGGTCGTGCTGCCAGAAATGTTGTTTTAGATGGTTATAAGCGTGGTGCCAAAAGTCGTGGTTTTTGTTGGCGTCTAAGTGATAAATCATTTGACACTCTTACAAGTGCAAGTTGTTACTATTGTGGATCGCCACCCAATAATATGCGTAATACAAGACGCATGAATGGTGCTTTTGTTCATAGTGGTATTGATAGAAAAGATAATTCAAAAGGATATACCAAGAAGAACTGTGTATCTTGTTGTAAAATCTGTAATAGAGCTAAAAGCGGCATGGGGTTTGACGATTTTATGAGTTGGATTCGGAGATTACAAGCATGAACAAGACTGCTATAATTAGTGGTGTTGGCGGTCAAGACGGAATGTACTTGTCGCATTATCTCTTGTCCTTGGGTTATCGAGTTGTAGGTATTCGTCGTCGCACATCGACCCCAAACTTAGTTCGATTACGTACTTTAATAGGGTCGCCAAACTTTCATATTGTTGATGGTGACATTACTGACATTTCAAGCCTCCAGGACATCGTGCGTCAATTCCAACCGCACGAGTTCTATCACTTGGCCGCACAGAGCCATGTTGCGATGTCCTGGAAGTATCCTATCGCCACCTGCGAAATGACCGGCCTCGGTGTTTTGAATTGCCTTGAGGCTTTGAAGCAAGTGAAGCCAGACTGTCGTTTCTACTTTGCTGGTTCAAGCGAACAGTTCGGCAACCCAATTCACAATGGTAAGGTTGTGAGCTTGGACGAGAACACTCCTATGGAGCCTGAGTCGCCATACGCGGCTGCCAAAGTCTTCGGCTACAATATTGCTCATGTGTATCGCCGTTCGTTTGGTATGTACACCGCCTGTGGCATTCTCTTCAATCACGAGTCTCCGCTTCGTGGAGAGGAGTTCGTCACACGAAAGATCACAAGCAACCTTGCTCGCGTCAAATGGGGCTTGCAGGATTGTGTAGAACTCGGCAACATGGACGCTCAACGTGACTGGGGCTTCGCTGGCGATTACGTCAAGGCGATGCACGGCATGTTGCAGCTAGACACCCCAGACGATTTCGTAATTGCAACAGGCAGCACGCACTCTGTGCGTAAGTTCTTTGACGCCTGCTGTAACTGGTTTGAACTCGATCCTGAAAAGGTTTATCGAATCAATCCTGCATTCAAACGCCCCAAGGATGTTGAAGTATTGTTGGGCGATTCTTCCAAGGCCCGAAAGAAGTTGAACTGGTATCCTGAGTGCGACTTCGATCAGCTAGTAGACAAGATGTGTCGTTACGACTACCATCTACAGTCGCCTGAACCCAACTTGTTCAGACGTGCTGACGAGTTTCTTTTCTAGGAGTAAATATGAATGAGAATGAAAAGCCGCACGAGATCACTGAACGTGAGAAGCGTGCATGGCAAGAGGGTTCTAAGACCCGCAAACGTGATCGTCCTGCATTGACAATGCCACAGCGTATTGAATTCTTGAAGATGGTTGCACAGCTTTCAAGTAATACAGCATTCGAAAGAAAGCTTGGATTGGGTGCTGCCGATGTTGACTTCTATAAAAAGGAGTTCAGTGTTGAAAATCAAGATGATGCTAGACGTTTGTATAAACGCCTAGAGATCGACATGATTGAAGGCAACGAAGAGCGTATTATTAGCGAGACAGGCAAAGCTCGTGACGCTGAGGCTACTGCTAATCTTAGACTGAAAGAGATTGAATTGCGTAAGACGATTGAGAAACGTGAAAAGACCGTTGGCACGCCGAACGGCAATGCGATTCGTGCTGAGGATGCCGAACGTCAACAACGTTTCCAGCAAGAGCAAGACGCTCAAATGACAGAAGCTCTTGGCAATGGCGAACCTTGGTTTTTGCCACTTGAGGGCTCTGAATCCGATAGACGTGGCATGACCGAACGTTTCCGTCGAGACGTTGAGAATTGTGGTTTGCAGTTTTGTGTCAATAAGTATCGGGCCAGTCCCCTTCAATTGAAAACAGAAGCGGCAAGACTCAAGCTTCGCATCAATTGGGATAGAGTCAAAAGATGAACCGCAAACTATGAAATTGACGCATCAAAGTTTGCAACAACTCTACGACACTATGTCGTTGGATGAAATGGCTATTCATGTAGGCATGTCAAAGTCTACCCTGTATTATCATATGAAAAAGTTGGGCGTCGCCCGTAGAAGTAAGAGTGACGCTCAACGTAAACACATTGAGACTACTGGTCATCAGAGAACTGGCAGTCATCATACGGGCGAGGCTCGCGAAAAGATATCGACGGGCACGAAAGAGTTTTGGGAGTCCGATAGAGGTAAAGATCAGAAGGCTGCGTTATGTAAATTGCGTCGCCAAGAATGGGCGGATAGCACAAGTAAGAAGCGTAGTGCCGTACTGGCACGCCTTCAAGATGCTCACAGGCCGGAGCCAGGCGAGCTTTCGAACTTTGGAAGGAAGTTGTCCACGTTCCTTGCAAGCAGGGAACGTGTTTCTACAGGAATCCGACTGACGAACGATCACGTCTCTGACATAATATTAGAGGACAGGAAGGTGGTCGTAGAGCTTATCTTCCCGATTAGTATCTATGGAGAACAACAACAACATCGACTCGAAGAACGGTACGCACGCCTCACACAGCATTTGAATGCCGCAGGCTATCGCGTTATGATCATCGAGGACAAGTCCAATTCTGTATCGCAAGCTCGCTGTCAGCGGGTATATGATCAACTCTGTCTCTTTTTTCAAGAGACGCAACAGGCCAAGACAATCATTTCATGACTATCACACCCAAGCTACCCCGATACGGCACTAACTGGGAAGACCAACTTCAACCTGCCGACATTGGTGCTCGAAAAGAAGAGAATAGGGAGATGCGAGTTGTATACTTGCGTGGTCTACAACGTCTCGCTCAAGACGCTGGCATGATTCGCAGTGAATGTAGACTCAACTTCATCACAAAGGACCAGACCGGATCAGTTGGCATCATGCAGGCTGTGTATACGGTTGAGTTTTCTGATGGTACTTGGTGGGTTGGAGCGGCTGACTGTAACTCGGCGAATACGTCAGAGAAGTACATGAAGTATCCAACGGCGGTGGCCGAGTCTCGTGCGGAAGCTCGTTGTCTTCGCAAGGCCCTGAACATTGGTATCCTGTCGTCGGAAGAGGTTGGCTTTACTGATGGCGGTGCGATTGAACAAATTGCGGCCTCATCGAATAAGAAAGTTGATACACAGGTTGTGAAGGCTATTGAAAAGCTTTGTGAGTCTCGTGGCGTTACGAACGCCGAAGTGCTCGAAGCTATTCTTAGTAAAGATCGCAATAGCTCTGTCTTTGAGCTTGGCGAATTGACGGTTGACGAAGGTCAGAAAGCCATGGGATGGCTAAACGAACAGAAACCGAAGGCGGTCAAGTTGACCGCCACCCAAGAACGTGACGCCCGCAAGAAGGAATTGCGAGCACAGACAGATAAGGATAATTCATGAAGATTACATATACAAGCAAGAGTGGTCGTCTCGCCGCAGAGTTTGACGAGAAGTCCCAAAAAGATCTCTTCCGACAGATTTCTACATTTCAAGAAGTCTTTGAAGAGACGAAGTGTGGCGTCTGCGGCAACGAAGATTTGCGTTTTGTTGTCCGCAACATTAAGGACAACGATTTTTATGAACTCCACTGCTTGAGCATTCCTTGCAAGTCTCGCTTGGCGTTTGGACAGCACAAGAAGGGTGAAACGCTGTTCCCGAGTCGCAAGGACGACGAAGGTAAGTGGCTACGTAACAACGGTTGGATTAAGTGGAACCCCGATACGAAGAAGGAAGAGTGATGAATACATTCCGCCTTACTTTTCAAGAGTATCAAAAGCTTGCCGCCGCTACCGCAGTTTATCCTTTTGTTGGGGTCAGTCCAAATAGTGTTGGTGGGACCGCACATTGTGAAAACTACATTTATCCTGCTCTTGGATTATGTGGAGAGGCTGGTGAAGTAGCTGAAAAAATCAAGAAGATTATTCGTGATAAAGATGGTGCAGTATCAATAGAAGATAAGATGGCTATCGCCAAAGAGCTTGGCGACGTTATGTGGTATCTTGCCGCCCTATGCAAAGAACTTGATCTTGATATGGGTGAAGTCGCTCAATGCAATCTTGACAAGCTTGCTGCTCGTGCATCAAAAGGAACTCTTGGTGGAAGCGGTGATAGCAGATGAGACGCATTGGTGATGGACCTCCTGTAGACAAGAAGATGTTTACGTGCCCGCAATGCTTGCAGACACGTATGACCCGTCCATTGGATCATACAGTGTCTCGTGATAAACAAGAATTCAAGACGAAAGACGGTTCGTCTATTTTGTTAATGACTGACACTTGCGACGCTTGCGTCGCAAGGAACTATCGTAGGTATTTTGAACCAACGAGAGCAGACATTCGTAAAGTTCTCAGGGCTATGAATGATGAGGCTCGGGCGTCGCCTGATGTATCGCTAGAAGAATTGCTGTAGCATGGTCAAACACGCAAATTTGTGGTTTGAATCGTGCCCAACCAAGCGTGAACTCACGTCTGGATTAATAAAGAATGTTGACACGCTCATCATCGGTGGCGGACTCGCCGGGGTGAGCTTGCTTCATAATCTTGTCAATGGCGGCATGGTCAATACATATCTCGTTGAAGAAAACTCTGTTGGGTTTCATGGGTCCGGTCGTGGCATGGGACAGCTTATGCTACGCGGTAGCAAGCTCTTTCATGAAATGCCAGATGGTGAAGAGTATCTGAATTTCGTTAGCGACAATAACTGTCGTTTCTTGAAAGGGTTACGAGCACTATCCTTTGATCATGACCTTCGTGAAACTGGTGGTCTAAGACTTGCTATGAACGATCAAGAGATGGCGTTACTTGAACGTGAATCATGGTTTATTCAACAGGTGCGTAGGATCGACTGTCCAATTCTTTCGAGACGACAGTTAAATTTACTAGTACCAGCTAAACATTTCGTAGGTGGTATGTTTGTTCCTAATGAAGCTTCGTACAATCCATACAAAGTTGTGAATGGCTTGCGAGATACTGTTGAAAAAAACGGATCTCGTGTCTTTACTAACACTCAGGTAGAATCTGTACTTGCGAACGATGATGGAAGTTTAACCGTCTTAATTCGTCATCGTGGCACCATTCGAGCCAAACAAGTAGTGTATTGTCTTGGTGCATACACGAGTAGACTACTACCAGAATTTGCGGATGTGCTTATTCCATTTAGAGAGCAAGTAGTTGCTACCGATTATCTTGAAAACGACGCCGCACAGACGCTCCCGGCTATGAGCATTTCATGCAATAATGGTCAGGAGCGATTTCGTCAGTACGCGAGTCGTTTCCTTATGGGAGGCATGCGACAGTCTGTGCGAGGCCGACAAGAAGGTCTCGTATACGATGGAGAGATTAGTCCTGCGGTGTATGAAAAACTTCGTGTATTCGCCATCGAATCTTTTCCAGTCTTAAAACATTCTAAGTTCAGTCATGTCTGGTCAGGTGTTTTCTGTGGCACCAAAGATGATAAGCCATTGATTGGTCCGGTACCAAATCGCCCCAATCAATACATGATGACTGGTTTCGGTTGTTATGATTCTAGCAACGCAATTCTCGGCAGTATGTTGATCAAGGATTACATTAAGCACAAGGACTCGGCTGGGCCGGGCCACCAAATTTTGCATCCAGGACGTTTTTTCCATGTTTGATATCGCCACACCTTCTTTCACACTCCCCGATTCGTTTGTAGCCAAGTACCGTGGTAAACAGCCTCAATGGGGCAGCTTGGGTTATTTTACTTTTAAACGGACTTATGCCCGTGCCATTGAAAACGAAAGTCGTTCAGAGGAATACTGGGAGACGTGTCGTCGTGTAGTTGAAGGCACGTTCAGCATTCAGCGTAACCATTGCAAGCGTAATCATTTACCTTGGAATGAAGCAAAGGCTCAACGTACCGCTAAGCGTATGTTCGAGTTGATGTGGACGTTCAAGTTTCTTCCTCCGGGCCGTGGCCTGTGGGCGATGGGCACTAAATACGTTCAAGAGCGTGGTGGTGCGGCCCTCAACAACTGTGCCTTCGTTAGCACGAAAGATCTCGCCACCGATCCTATTAAGCCATTCACGTTCATTATGGACATGAGTATGGTTGGTGTCGGTGTTGGCTTTGATACGATGGGTGCTGGCAAACTCTTAGTGAAGGGCGTGACAGTCAATCAGGCTGAGCCGTTCGTTGTGCCAGATACTCGCGAAGGCTGGGTCGAAGCATTGCGACTTATGTTAGAGGCGTACATTCATGGCACGCCAGGACCGTGGTTTGACTTTAGTTTAGTTCGTCCAGAAGGAT